CTGTGGGGTTATCTACCCGGAGTAGGGTAGGTAGTATCAAAAATTTTTAAATGGCACAAATGACTAAAAGAACGAAAAAAATCCGTGTTGACCGATCCGCAAAATTACGTCATCGCAAGTTTGCCCGGGAGTACGTGGAAAACGGCATGGACGCCAAAGCGGCGTACACAAAAACATACCCGGAGATAACGGAAAGATCAGCAGAAGTTGGCGGCTCCCGGCTACTGAGCGATGCTGAAGTGCAAGCGGAGATCAAACGACGGGTAGAGAAAATTAGCCCGGAATATATAATAGATCTTATACATGGGCTGGCGATATCGGCTAAAAGGGATAGTGACAAGCTGAGAGCCGCCGAACTTTTGGGAAAATGGCAAGCTTTATTTAAGGAAACAGCAACAAACCAGCTTAACCTGATTAGTACCAGCGATTTAGATCAGATCAGGTCCAGCCTAGCCTCTAAGGCTAGGCCAGAAGATGTCAACCAGACTATAGTGCCAGCGTTGCAACCCATTGATATGCCTAAAGATACAGAAGTAGGCCCTATGCACACAGAGCAGGGGGGCGCTCTCTCTCCCTACTTAATAAAGACTTTGCAAAAGCCAGAGGGCCTTAGGGGCCCCCTCCCCCCCTCTTCCTTATCATTATAGTCACTCTGGAAACTGCGCACCATTTTTCACTTTTGCCCAGTATAGGTCCCCGGAAATGATTGACTTCTCTAAAGACGGGACTCCCCGGGAACTTAATCGTAAGTGCATGAAATGCACACAGCTTTGCAAGCAGCACCTGAAGGTCACTCTTCTCGTTTGCCCAGATTATAAACCTAGCGAACTGCCCTAAGGGGAATGTTGCAGGGTTGGCCCGCCATTGAACGCTTTTCTATTACTGAGGTCAAGGTACCAATGGAAGACAAAGAGCCCATAGAGACGCAGAGAACTAGGTTTTCGGCCCTTGAGAGGGCCAAAGCAAGTCTTGGTACTGAGTACAGCAATTATTGGATCTTTACTGAGATGGATGGAATCCTGCACTGGTCTGGTACCAGTCATTACTTTGGGCTCGGTGCGGCTCACGTGTTCGTTGACAATTTTAATCAGAATGGGGAACCCCTTCCTCCTGGGGAGCAAGATTAATGGAGGATAAAGATTTGATCCAAGCATACGTGGAACGATGCTTTACAGACTGCCTCTTCTTCGCACAGGAGTTTTTATCTCACTTGCTCACAAGTGATGTCCCGGACTTCCATAAGGAACTTTATAAGCTACTTCCTTCTGAGAAGCGCTTAGTGATCGCCGCTCCCCGTGGCTTCGCTAAGTCCACGATATCGACTGTGATCTACCCGATCTGGCTCGGGATCACAGGCCGAGTGAAAGACATCGCTGTAGTTTCTGCTTCCGAGGGGCTGGCCGTTTCCATGCTCTCAAAGGTGAAGCGGGAATTTGATATGAATTTAAAGCTGCAGAAATTCTTCGGAGTTCTACAGACCCCGAAGTGGTCTGAGACCCAATTTATTACGAGTACGGGTGTGAACTACCGGGCTCGTGGGGCAGGGGGACAGATCCGTGGTTTTCGCCCGGATACTTTGATCCTTGACGATATTGAGACCGACGAAAGTGTTGATTCAGAGGAACAGCGTAAAAAACTGAAGACCTGGCTTTTTAAGGCGTGTCTTAATACGCTAATGCCGCACGGCCAATTCATCATGGTCGGAAGTATTCTTCATCCTCTCGCATTACTTAATGACCTCCTGGATTCTGACAACGGATGGGAAAAACGACGGTATCAGGCCTATATCGACGGAATCCAGGAACCAGGTCACGAGCTCTGGCCGGGTCTATGGGACCACGACAAGCTTCAGGCTCGTAAGCGAGAGATTGGAACTTGGGCCTTTGCGTCTGAGTACATGAATAATCCGATCGCTGATGAATCCGCTGCGGTCAAGCCAGAGCAGATACGGTATTGGAAGGAACTTCCTTCCCAGATCTCCTACGTTATCACGGTCGATCCGGCCTACACAGAAGATGAGAAGGGCGACTTCAAGGTCGCAGCCCTGATCGGGATTGACCAGCAGATGAATCGCTACCTTGCCAGCTATGTCAGGAACCACAGACCTACAAAAGAGTTCTTTGATTCGATCCTCAACCTGTGGATGCAGCATAAAAATCAGGTTACGGCAATCGGGGTACCGAACCAAGGCGTAGAGAAATCATTCTTTTCTAGTTTTGTCAGTTATTGCAACGAACGGAAAGTGTATCCGCCGATCGTTGAGCTTAAAAACGTACTCCAGGCCGCTACCGGCGCTTCGATACGGAACAAGAAACACAGAATTATAGCCTCTCTCCAGCCTCTTTTCGAAGCTGGTAAGTATTACATCCACGCAGAGCACCTAGAGGCGAGGGATGAGCTCCTTACGATAGGGTCTTCCCGCTGGGACGACATCGTCGACACCATGGCTTACGCAGAACAAGTGATTACTCCGGTGTTTCTCGAAGAAACTACGCAGAATTTCAAGCCCGGACGTTACGGTTCCGAGCCCAACACACACAACCCCAGACTCGTAGCTAATTATGGAATGGATTAATGGCACAGAAATCTAAAAAAGCAGAAGCTGACGAGCTCTTCACGACAATCTCCGGAAAGATCGAGGATGCGATCGCTCACACAAGCAGGTGGGCCGCTAAGCAGGTGAAGTGGCACAAGCTTCGCATGAGAATTAAGAAGGAAAAGAACTTTCCTTTCCCTAATTGCTCGAACATTCGAATGCCTACCGGAGAAACAAAGATCCGGAAGATAAAAGCCTCACTCGTGAACGTTGTTTTTGGTATCCGCCCAGTTGTTCAAGCAGTTCCTTACCCAGGTGGTAATTTTGAGACAGGTCTGAAGATTGAGAAGTTCCTCGACCATTTAATTATGGAGGTCATGAAGCTAAAACCCAAAGCGGTGATAGCGATTGACCAAGAACTGGAAAAGGGAATGTACATTCTACAGCCTTATTACCGGGTTGACACGATCGAACGTGAAGAAGAGATCAGTCTTGCTGAATTTGATTTGGATACGCTCGCAGTCACGCCTATTGAGGTTATTGTCGACGTCCTCATGCAGGAACTCGAAGCAGACACCTCAGATCGGGTCGTAGAAGATAACAAAGATGCAATCCTCAAAGGATTAGAGCAGCTCCTCAAAGGTAAAAATTCAGTAAAGATCGAACTGCAGGACGTTATTTATGACGCCCCTGATGTTGCCCTAATCAGCCCGGAACGTTGTTACGTTCCGACAGACACAGGCTATAACCCGCAAGATGCGGAGATGATTGCAATCGAGAAGTACCTCCCTCTTCGGGTCGTGAAAGAGAACGCACGGAACGGTAAGGGATGGGACGTAGATGCAGTTAATTCCATAACATCTATGCAGGGGTTTGACTTCTCAAAAGACAAACAGACTGATATTGATAAAGACATGCGTGAAGGTATTGAACGCATCCAGAATCCCTCAGAGCTTGTTCGTATCTGGGAGGTTCAGGGTTGGTTCAAGATCGGGGAAGACACGAAGCCAAAGAAATACCTTCTCACGATTGCTCCCGATTTTAGGAAGACCCTCCGCAAGCGGGCGCTCCCTTGGGCGAGCGGCCGTTACAACATTGTTAAACTGAGCTACGAGCTCATTGATGACCGCTGGTTCTCACACAGGGGCATTATTGAGATCATCGAAGATATCATCAAAGAGATCGATATTCAGCATATGCAGAAGATAGACAACCAGACGGTGCGCAACGCACCCATGTTTGTTTATCGTGCCGGGCTTGTCAATCCAGGGCTCATGCAGTTCATTCCGAACCAGGGTATTCCTGTTCACGGTATGCACGCTCTTAAAGATACGGTAGATATATTAAACAATAACAACCCGAACGTAGAGTTCTCGTATGAAAGAGAAGAGCAGATTCTCCTGGGTCGTATTGAGGAACTCATTGGTCAGGTTGATTACAATTTACAATCACAGATTAATCGCAGGGAGCCAAGAACGCTCGGGGAAGTAAACCTTCAGAATCAGTCGCAACAGCAGGTTTTCTCGCTCGATGCAAGCCAACACACGGATTCATTCAGTGAACTTTTCACATGGATTTGGGACTTATGGAGCCAATTCGGTCCTGATAGCTACGAATTTAATTATTTTGGAGCTGATCAAGAACAAGGCGAAACGATCAAACTTAGCCGAGAAGAAATTCAAGGTAAGTACAAGATCTGTGTGCGAGGGAACGACCAGAACACAAACCCTCAAATAAAGCTGGAGAAAGCGCAAGCCATTCTTCAGGCCGCATTGAATCCTGTCGCAATCCAGACGGGTGTCATAACACCCGAGAACATTGCTAATTCCTACAAACGGTTCTACCAGACTATGCAAATAGAAAACTGGGAAGAACTTGTGCAAGCCCAGCCACAGCCTCAGGCACCTCCTCCCCAAGAGCCTCTCGTTACCCCTAGTTTCGCAGACCTTGAGGACGGTGAAAAGGCGCAGATCCTAACCCAGCTCGGTATACAGCCGGACATGGAAGGTCGCTACTTAAACAAGCAGCATGAGCTCATAGAACTCCAGTCGAAAGTAGAAAAGGAAACCAGAAAAAAATGACAAGCCCCAAAAGCATTGAAGAGCTTAAAGACGAGTGCCGGAAGGTAATTGAACGGGCGAACACAGTCCTTCAAGAGCTCCCTCAGAGCGCTGCCTGGAACGTAATAACGGAAGACTTTGGCCGTCAAAAAAAGATGATCGACGACAACTGGCATCTTGTCCATGAAGAAGACAAGCTCGACCAGCTGCGGACCACAAAGCTTGCGGTCCTTGCGCTCGTATCCATCGTTGAAAGCTACAAGCATGATCTTAACCAGGCCTCTAAGCAGCTTAACGAGCTCGAGAACCCTGACACGGTCACGGCGAAAGACTATGACGGAGAGTAAAGAAATTCGATGTAAACGATGCAGAAAGCTCCTCTTCCTCCTGACGGAAGAGAGAGAGCTTTCAGGTATCGAAATTAAATGCACTCGATGCAAATACATCAATAAGTTTCATGCGCAAGGGGAAGCGTCAGACCCCAAAACCAAGGAGCATTTCGATGCCTGATCCAGAGAATGATGTAAACCTTCCGGCCCCATCCACCGGAGAAGAAGTAGTACAGGACGTAACGACTGAGAACACGTCCACTCAGGAAGTGCAAGATTCCCAAGCTGGTGAGGGTGACAACCAGACTGATGTTGATCTGATAGACGTAGACCCCGCAGGGGTGCCCTGGAAGAACCGGGCAATGGAGTATATGCGCAAAACTGAAGAAATGGCGCAGAATCTACCCCAACTCGTGGAACAGAAACTTCAAGAAGTAATAAACAAGCAACAGCAACCTCAGCAAAGGGAATACACGGTACAGGAACTTGAAGCCTTCGCCCAACAGTCGCCGGAACACCGGCCTTGGGTAGAGGAGCAGAAAGCGGGGCTTTTACAAAAGCACCTCTTGAAGCAAGTGAAAGAGGAGATCCTGCAGTCTAAGTCTGCCGAACAGGCGGACATCCAAAGACAGCAGGCAGAAGCCAGCGTAATGAAATCGTTTCCGCAAATGTTCGTAAAGGACAAAGCTGGAAATGTTGTCGGCTGGAATCAGAATAATATTCTGACCCAGAAGGTAGTTCAATACATGGCGGACCCCAGGTTGAAAAACGATCCACGGGGTCTAGAGGTCGCCTCAAAGCTTGCTTACAGCGACCTGATAATGAGTGGGGAAATGGACATTCAAAAGAAAACCACACAGTTGAAGAAGCAGGTAAACCAGCTTCAGAAGAATGTTTTAGTCGAGGGCGGAGGCAAAGTTCCTAATGACTCGAAGTCCCCTTTGAAAAACGCCACGGAAAAGCTTGCCAGAACTGGCAGTGCCCGTGATGCCGAGGTTGCTATCAATCACGTTTTAAAAAATCTCGGTTGGATTAAGGAGTAAGAAATGCCAGCATGGACATACGATGACGCAGCGCTACGTGAGGATCTTCTTGATATCCTTACAAACTTGGACCCTATGGAAACACAGCTTGTTTCCGGCCTCGGGACCTCGCCCGTAGAATCCATTCGTTCTGAATGGTTGATCAAGACTCTCGGTACAGTGAAAACGAACGCCTACGTTGAAGGTGTGGACGCATCATATGCGGCCCTCACAAACCCGGCTCGTCTCTTTAACTACACGCAGATCGCACGTGAAGCGTTTGAAGTTACAGATACTGAACGGG